CCTATGGAAGTGGTCGACAAAGTTACCACTAGGCTTTTTAAATTATTCCCTGATGTTCCCATCGAGAAATTATTTAAATGGTTTTATGGTAATGCCTTAGCATGGAGCACAGATAATCGAGAAGATGTTCTGGGGCTCGAGGCAGTCGACAAGTTGGGTTTTCGATCAATTGATTGGTATGCTTCCTGTAAAGTCTTCGGAGGAAGATTATGTAAATTTTTACAGAAATTCTTTCGGCGGCAAGTCATACATACCAAGCCTAACTCTCTTTGGAAACGACGTAAAGTCGCTTTCTCTAGAGCACAAACCTTCCTTATGTTTAAGAAAGGGTCTCCACAAGTCAGTAAGGACTTAATAGCTGAAGCAGATCGAAAGCATCGTGCAGCAATGAGTGATCAACAGAAGGGAATTTCAAAGAAGGTCCTTTTTAAGGAGGAGATTAAGGCTAGCATGCCTATTTTCTCTTTTGAGGATGTTTCTGTTCCAGAAACCTTTGAAAGTCAACCTTGGGAAGATATGGGTGAATATGAGTATTATGACGATTATCAAGTAGAACAAACTTTGAAAGATAATTGTCGTAAGATCATTAACCAAATCTTCAAGCCTGGTTCTTTTAAACGAGAATTAAAGAAGGAGAAAACTCCCTTTCCTTCAACGAGCGCACATTATGAGTCAGGGACTTCACAATTAAAGGGTGGTGCTGTTAATCTTGTCAAAGATTATTTTTTACAGCCTACTCTTGGTGAACTCGATAGAATGACTTATCATCCTCGTACAGGCGTGATCACACATTATAAGGTTACTTATCCTGGAGTACCGGATAAGATTGCTGCGGATTTACTTGAAGAAGAATTTAATGCAAGTCCAGTATATTTGCAAGAACCTTTGAAAGTACGTACTATAACGAAAGGCCCCTCCCTAGCATATTGGTTTTTGAAACCGGTACAAGGATTTCTTTGGCGTTCATTGGTATCTCACCCAGTTTTTCAACTGATTGGGAAACCGATTTCTGCCGAAGTTCTCTCTGTATTGCTACGTCCGGATCTTCGGAAAGAGGGAGCATGGCTTTCAGGTGACTATTCTGCCGCGACCGATAATTTGGTAAAATGGTTCAGTAAGTTCATTTGGCC